CCTCCTTGAGGGTGAGCTCGTCGCCGATGACCTTGTACTGTCCGGCCTTCATCTCCGCCATGGTCTCTCCCTAGGGGGTGTCGAGAATGTTCGTGATGATGCACACCGCGCCCGGCTGATCCAGGGCCGCCACGCTACGCCGGGTGACGTCGGAACGCCACTGCTGGCGGGGCCGGTCCTCGTACAGGGCGGTCGCCTCGAGCGGCCATTCATCCGCGATGAACCCGGCCGTGTTGCGTTCCATGACCACCGCGATGTCGTCGGGGATCCGCCGGTTCTGCACGACGTTCAGACCCCAGAACGTGCGCGGCATGACCCCGGTATACCTGAGCTGCTGGTCCGCGAGGTTGCCGTGCGCGAACGTCTCATTGATCTTGTCGGACTGGATCCACCCGATCGCGGTGTTCTCGCTGATCACGAGGGTGTTCGCGTTGAAGCCGAAGAAATCTTTCGGCCGCCCCTCGGGGGCGGAATCCGCGATGAGCTTCTTCGCCTTGGCGATGTCGTACCGGATCGAACCGCCGGTCGTCTGAACGGCCTCGTACGCGTCCTTGTACCAGCCGTCGGCCGCGTTCATCGTGTGCACCCGGGGGTGGGTGAGGAACGTCGACAGGAACAGGTCGTCGTGGGTCCGGACCATGGTGTTGCGCAGCTTCACCAGGTCGTTGCGCGCCTTGTCGACGTCGTTGCGGCGCTGCATCTCCCGGGAGATGACGTATCCGAATCCGCGCTTGGTCGTCGACACGGACCGGCGGAGCCCGGTGGAGGTGCCCACGATCGGGATCTCCCCGAACTCCTCGATCAGGTCCGGTTCCCCGTCGGCGAACAGCGGCTCGGACTCGCGGTAGACCACGGCGCCGCCGGACGCGTTGGGGCCGCGCCGGAAAAGCGCGTCGGCGATGAACTGCTGCTCCGTCATGCGGATGATCCGCTGGGGGATCAGCGTCGGATTGCGGATCATGTCGTTCACGGTGATCCGGGGCCCGTCCTGGGACGCGACCACGCTCTGAAGTGCCATCTGTGTCTCTCTCCTATCCGGCCGCGGGGGCGGTGAAGTGGCCCAGCATCTGAAGGCGAATGAGCGCCCGTTCTCCGGACGCGGCACCCTCGGCGTTGACGCAGATCCCGATCACCGTGCCGCCCGAGGACTTCGCGACCTTTCCGGACGCCGCGGGCTGGACGGCCTCACCGAACCCGATGGGCCCGTCGGCGACCAGCTCGAAGCAGCCGAACCAGTGCACCGCCACCAACGAGCCGGGCACCGACGCGTCATGGGCCGGGTACCCGCTGGGGGTCGTGTACGCCTGGTCGGCGTCCGAGGCCGGACGGGCGTCCGTGGCGGCCACACCGAGGATGACGGTGTCGGCCGCGGCGGCGGCCTTGATCTTCCCCGGGTTGGCCGCGTCGACCGTGACGAGCTGGCCGCCGCTCACCACCGCCGAAACGGGGTAGGTGATCGGTCCCTCTTTGTACTTCGGAACGATTCCAGGCATGGCCTGACCTGCCCTTTCTTAGATGTCGCCCATCTTGTCCATCTCGGCGTGCAGCCGCTGCACCACAGCGTCGTCGCCCTGGTCCTGGGAGTGGCCCACAGGCGCCGACAGGTCCACGATGCCGCGCGCGGCCTCCAGGACGTCCCGGATCACCCGTGCGGGGTCCACCGTGGTCCCGTTGGACAGGTTGATGACCCCGACCGTGCCGGGGGCGGAGAGGAGGATCTCCGCCTTGTCCAGCATCACCGGGGGCACCCCGGACGCGGCCAGCTGGTCGCGTTCGGCCTTCCACCGCGCGGCCTGGAGTTCGGCCTGCACTCCGGCCAGCTCCTCGCGCATCGCGGACAGCTCGAGCGAGTCGCCCGCGGGCGCTCCGGCGTCGGCGCCGAACACGTCCTCTCCGGTGCCGGTCCCGGACAGGTCGAACAGGTCGCCGTCGGTGTGCTCGTTGGAGAGCACCACACCCGCGCCCGCTCCGACGAGTTCTCCGGCGCCGTCGTCGTCCAGCTCGTATCCCTCCGCGCCGTCGGCGTCGTCGTCGAAGCTGGTCACGAGCCCCACCAGGCTCGGCGTCAGCCCGGCCAGCTGCTTCAACGCGGCCAGTTCCTCGTCACTCAGTCCCGCCATGTCGGCGTCTCCTGTCTGTGTGTCGGTCAGGTCGATCACGTCATGCCCGTCCGCGGCCAGGTTCACGGACTCCCACGGCCGCATCCCCGTCACCCGCGGGTCAAAGGTCCCCAGGACGTGTTGCATGGCCACCGGCCACGATTTCCCATCTCCCCTGGTAAGCCCTTCGACGATCCGCGCGGACACACCGAAGTTCGGGTTTTCCCGGACGAGGCTAGCGGTCTGCGTTGACAGCCTCACGAGCATGTCCAGCCCGTCCGGGGTCGCCTCGAGGTCGACCACCTCACCGCGGGCCCGCTCGGGGTCCATGGTGTGCCGGTTCTTCTCGTCGGCGAGCACGAAAGGGACGCTGTCGTATGCGCGATCACGGAACGCGCCGACGAGCCGCCCCATGTACTCGTCGTCGAAGTTCAGCGTCCGATCCTGGCCGTCCGCTTTGTACCGCAGCGGGCCCTTCTTCAGCACCTGCTTGCGGTACAGCTGGCCGCCAACCGGGGTGGCCTCACCCGTGGTCGGAGGCGCGAGGTAGATGGTCATGGGGTCTATCCTCCCTGCCGGATGCTGTCAGAGTCGCGGATCTGACGGCGCCGCCCGGCCATCAGCCCGTCCACCAGTCCACTGATGGTGGCCATGGACGGATCCAGGCCGGGGGCGACCCGGGCAGACCCCGTGCGCCCGTTCGGGCCGTCCACCCAGAACACCCGCGCGTTCCGGTCGTACTCGAAGGACCACTCTCCCCCGGTGTCGTCCATCAGCCGCGCCGTGATCCGCCCGAGGGCGTTCGTGGACTGCGACTCCGGGATCATGCCGACGCCGTGCGTCACCGCGCGCATGTTCCGTGCGGCGTTGCGGGCATCCATGACGGCCAGCGCCCGGTTGTCGTCAGACTGGCCGGTGTCGTCCATGCTGCGCAGGCGCCGGAACCGGGACTCCCGGGCGTTCCACTCCGTCTCGGCACGCCTGTTCGCGTTGAACGAGTCGACGTCACCCGTGCGGATCCGGGGCCGCTCCGGCTCCGCCAGGGTGCCGATCATCTCGCCGACGAGCCGGTTCGCGGATCGGATCGCCGCGGCGTTGTCGCCACGCGGGTACGAGGCGCTGGCCGACAGGCGCCCCGACGTGGCCTGGACGGTACCCGCGTCCGGATTGAGCTCGAGGTCCCATTCGCGACCCTGGTGGTCCACAGCCTTGCGGGTGACCACCCCGGACCGGGAGCGGGCCCCTGCGTTGATCGGCGTCAGCGTCGTACCGGCGTTCTTGGGGGCCCGCAGCTTCCTCTCCACCGTGGACGCGACCCGGGCGACCCTGTCGGCGCCCGCCGTGTTCCCGGAACTGCGCATCTCCTGCGCCGCGGTCTGCAGGAGCCGGAGCGACTGCTGAGGGTCACCCCCCAGGAGAGCCTCGTACGCGCGGTCGCCCGCGTTCACGCTCCCCGCCGTGTTGGCACCCCGGAAGCTTCCCGCGGTGAGCCCGTACTCCTCCTTGGCGTAGGCCTCACGCGAGTTGGCTACTGCCCTCTGGCGTGTCTGGTCGACCTGCGGACGCGCCGGGGCCTCTACGCGGCGGATCACGTCCGGCTGCGTGGTCAGCGACGGAGGAACCCCGTCACGCCCGGACAAGTAGGACTGCCATTTCCCACTCGAGGGCGAGAACGTCGCGTACGGCGCCCGCCCGTCCTCCGGTCGGGTGTCGCTCACCCGGGCCCCGTCGCCGTCCTGGACGATGAACGAGATCCGCCCGTCGGCGTCGTACCGGCGCCGCGCCTCCTCCTGCGCTTCCCTCATGGTCCGCACCTGCCTGTCCGGGATGACCCGCGCCCGCAGCTGGCTGATTCCCGGGGTCGTGGTGCGGGACGGAACCTGCTGCCCCGGACCCTCGTACACACCCCAGTCCGTACCGCGGGTGAGCTGAGCGAACGGACCCCGGGTTGGCCGGGTGCCGGTGAGCCGCACCCCCGCCCCCTCCCCTGACGCGACCATGTACACGGGGCGGCCGTCGGCGGCCATCCGGCGCCGCGCCGCGGCGACCCCGCCGCGCGCCGTGGCGTGGGAGGAGTCCGCGGCTGGGGCCTTCGCGGCCTGTTCCAGGTACTTCTTCCGCGCCGCTTCGGCGCCTCGGGCCGCCGCCAGGGCGTTCCGTTCGGCGGTTTGGCGCTGCTCGTCGCTGTACAGGGACGAGCTCTGCAGCGCGGTCGCGTGGGTGCGCGCCGCGTTGTCGTAGCGCAGGTTCGCGGCGTTGAGCTCCGTACGGTCGGGGGAGGGGATCCCCGCGTTGCGGTTGCGTTCCGCGGCGTCCCGGGTGGCCTGGTCGGTGAGGTCGCGCGCCTCGAAGTCCGCCGCCCGGGGCCGCCGGGTCACTCCGGCCGCTTCGGGCCGCTGGTCGACCGGTTCGGCCTGTTCGGCCGCGGCCGTGTTGCGCGCCCGGGTATCGGCCTGGTTGATCTTGCGCGTCTCGGACGCCTCCCGGCGCAGACGTGCTGCCTCCTGCGGGTTCCCACTGCCCGCCCGGGTGCCGCCCTTGGCCATGCGGGCACGCCGATCGAGGCCCCGCGCGTGCGCTTCGCGCTGCACAGGGGTCATGGCCTGCACAGCCGCCCGACGCCGTTGGGCGTCCGAGCGCGTCGGCGGGGGGGTCGCCCCGGCGCCTCGGAGCGCCTCCTCCACACGGGGCGGTCGCACGTCCGAGAACCTCGCGCGGTCGCGCTGGGGGAGCTTGTTGCCCGTGGCCCCGTAGTGCTGCAGCGCGGTGTCGTCCAGGGCGAACCGCATGTCACGGGACTCCCCTTCGGTCACGTCCCCGTCCTGGTCGGTGACCCGCCACGAGTACCCCGTGCCGTCCGGTTTCGCCCGGATGCGCATCTCCACCCCGTCGGCGGTCCGGGTGATCTCGTTGCCGCGGGCGATCTTGCCCGCCGGGGTCATGCCGGGGTTGGCATCCTCCCACCCGTTGGGCAGGGTCGCCGTGCGCGCCTTGCGCTCCGCGCGCATGCCGGGGTTCAGCCCGAACAGGGCCCCGTCGGCGCCGCCCGCGGGCACCCGGGCAGTGCCCGTGTCGTTGCCTCGGGGCTGTGTCGGCGCCGACGAGGTGGCGGCGGCGGCCGTGCGTGCCTGCCGTGCCGCCCGGGCCTGCGCCGGGGTGCGCGTGGCAGTGAGCCCGAGCCTGGGTGGGCTGCCCGTGGACCCGGCGGTGCGGCAGGCGTTGCAGGAAGGCGTGGCGACGCTGAGCGACCTGGGTTGCCAGGTGGAGCATGCCGAACCCGACCTTGGCGATGCCGACGAAGTGTTCGAAACGCTCCGCGCGCTGTCCTTCGCAACCGCGTACGGCACGCTGCGGGCCACGCAGGGCGAACGTATGAAGGAGACGGTGCGCTGGAACATCGATGGCTGCCATGCCCTGACGGGTGAAGCAGTTTCGCGTGCCGAGCGGCATCGCACGCGGCTCATCAATCAGGCCCGCACGTTTTTCGGCACATACGAGTTCCTGGTCGCACCGGTGTCGCAGCTGCCACCTTTCGATGTGCAATGGGACTACCCCAGGCAGATCGAGGGCACCGACATGGACAACTATGTGGCCTGGATGCGGTCTTGTTCGCGCGTGACTGTTCTCGGGCTGCCCGCCATCTCTCTGCCGTGCTCGTTCACCCCAGAGGGCCTGCCGGTGGGCATCCAGATCATCGCCCGCCCGCGCCAGGAACACGCACTGCTCTGTTTCGCGCTCGCTTTCGAGAACGCCCGACCGGCGGGCAGGCGTCG